ATTTCTTGTGCATGTTTCTCCCATCCACAATCACAATACTGTTCTCCCGTTTCAGTAAAGACTCTATAAAAAGGATAGATTGTCATTAAAATTTAAATCCATCAAAAGATTTTTTAGGTTTCTCCTCATGAGTATACTCTTCTTCCTGCCCACTGTCAACCAAATCTTCTTGTGCTTTTTGCTCACAGTCATACAATCTCATCTTTGCTCTATCAATACCAACCACAAATCTTTTATTCATTGTAGGATCATTGTATCTATTCTTCAACTGCTTAACCATGATCTGATTTAAACCCTCCAACTCTTCTGTAGAAATAAGGGCAAACATAAGGTCAGCAGTAGCAGGGAGTCCAAAAGACTCAGAGGTGTCAGTAAGGTCCACATCGCTACTGCCATAGCCGCTACGAGTAGTTTGAGTGGCAGATACAATCGGAACGTTCGCCTCAACTGCGAGACCCCGTAGTTCTTCTGCGATGGCTTTGATGTAGGAGTAGGAGTTGACTGTTGCATTTCCACGATATCTATTTGATGCACATATATTCAAATAGTCTATGAATATTATATCAGGTCTGAAAGATTTTTTCAATGCAAGTTCTTGTATCAATGCCTTAAAATGTCCACTATGTGCAGAGGCAGTAGGATATTCTTTGATAATTAATGTTCCTTGGGTCTTCTTTGAGATATCTGTTACCTTTGTTTCAAACATCTGTTTAGGTAAATCTGTTATGTCCTGTATAGGAACATTAAGTAAGTTAGCATCGATCCTCTCCGCAATCTTTTCCTCTGCCATTTCGAGAGTGATGTAGAGGACGTTCTTCCCTTGGAGTAAACTTGAGCTTGCCACATGGCACATAAATAAAGACTTTCCAACCCCTGTGCCAGCAAGAGCAATGTTGAGAGTCTTATTCGGTAGACCTCCTTTCGTAATCTTGTCAAAGTATTCAAGGTCGAACGGGATCTTATCTTCCTTCCTGTGGTACGATTCATATCTTTCCTCATAGTCTTGTAAGTAATCATGTCCTATATGATTATCGAAAGACACAGCCAAAGCATCAGAGAGAATAGTAGGAATAGCATCCCTTCCTTTGGTTTCATCCTTTCCATCTGCTAACTGTATTGACTCCATCAATGCCAAATATATAGCACGATCACGACACCACTTCTCTGTAGTATCAATTATCCAATCAAGATCTGATACCTCATTTTCCAAATAACTTATTATCTTCGTTACTTCAGTAAATGAAGTATCATTGATATCACTTCTCTTTTCTACTTCAATACATAATATTTCCTTTGTTGCAGGTTCATTATATTTTTCTACAAAGTTTAATACCTCTTCAAAGATAACTCTCTGATTCAAATCCTCAAAGTAATCTTTTTTTATAAAAGGTATTACCTTACGAAGATACTCCTCATTATAAAGAAGATTTCTTAAAATAAGTATTTCAACTTTATCCATGTGGCATATCAAAAACAAATGTTATCCTGGTTTCATCCCCAAGATTCACAGCACCGTGTGGCATTTTATTATTAAACCAGAAAAGTGTTCCTTCGTCAACTAGATACTTTTCTCCTCCTACAAAATATTGATACTGTCCTGCGATAGAAAGATGATACCTATCTCTTGTATGATAGTATGTTCCTTCATCAATATGAGCACCAACGTACCCATCAATAGGAAGTGAAAGAAATCCACATCTATGAATTTCTCTATTAGGTATCTCTTCCTTTATAAGTTTTATAACCTCTGTATGTCTTTCATATGCAGGAGTTGGTTTACTTAATTCAGAGTCTCCCACAAAATCTTCTTTCTTTGTTACTGCTCCCATTATCAATTGAAGATTACCAACTGCAATATCAGCATACCCACGTTCCAATAAAGTATCAGCACCTTTTCGTTGGATATACCAATCATCAGGATACTGATCCAATTGTTCTTTTATTTTAGAAACATCTATTCCAGTTTTTAATACCTTTATATTTTTCATGACCCATAACTAAATTCCTTCTTTGCAATCTCATCAAGTGCTTGCATTACATCATCAGTAAAATACTCTTCTGGATTAGCAAGTATCTGTTTAGCATAGATCTTCTTACCATTCATCTCATAGCGACCTGCTACATTCTTCCACAGTCCTCCTATCTCTCCTAATTCAAGAAGACCATAGTATCTATCAAGACCACGATCATCATAAAATAAACGTATCTCAACTTGCTTATTCTCTTTACTTAGACGTGACTTGTGAGTCTTCGCTTTGATAATGTTTCCGATGACTTCTTTTCCATCTTTTTCTTTCTTCTTTCCGAGATATATGATTGTACTCGCTGCATACTTGAGTCCAGAACCCCCACCCATTTCTTTTGTTGGGACATAAGCTCCGATGACATCGTACGTATGGTTTGTGACAATGAGTGGGACATTCGCTTGACCGAGTTTGAGAGTGAGCATTCTGAATGCACCCTTCACAAGTTGAGATTTAGTCATGTCACGAACTTGTTTATCATCAAGTGCGTCTCTAATCTCTTTCTCGGTAGAAAGCATTCCTAAAGAGTCTAACACGAACATGCAGGGTTTGCGATCTTCTGTGTTGGTCTTTAAATATATATCAATTGCTTTCAGTGCCTTGGTACGGAACTCCTCAATCGTTACCACATTGACAACTACAACTCTACTTAAATCAAGTCCACGAGATTCGAGTAATGGTTTATTGACGGCAGCTTCAGTATCGAAATAAAGACAGTAACCGTCAGGATTAGAGTCCAAAAAGTTCTTGACAACTGCGAGGGAGAAGAAAGTTTTTCCTGTGCTACTTTCACCAGCAATAGCAGTAATCTTGTTGCTAGATACACCACCAAATATACTACCTGAAACCAGTCCGTTAAAGATGTACGAACCCGTGTCAATATATCGTTCTTCTCCGTCGATGTCTCTTGCGAGTTGGGTGTAGTCATCTCCTATCTCTTTTACTATTTCTTTAAGAAAGTCCATTTTGTTTTTTCCAATAACTAATTAAAAGTTCAAGTTCTTTGATTCGCTGTTCGGCAGCTTTAATTTTTTCCTGTATAGGTCTCATTGAGTTCTCTAACCTCCTTTACTTCTTTTAAAAGATGATAAAGTCTAGCATCACCGCCAAGTGCAAGTGCATTAACTATTGTTGCTAAATCTTTATCGTTAATAGGTAAGTCCATTTAGGTAAAAAATGCCTCTAGTGTTACGGTTTTCTCTACACTCCAACCAATAGAATCAAGAATAATCTTGAGTGGTTCTACGAAAGACTTCTCAAATTGTAGGTCATAATCAACATACTTGTCAAGACCAATCTCATGAGGGAAATCCTGTATGAATGAAATAATATTCTCACGAATAATATTTGGTTTCTTCAAATAGCAGAACTTAACCTTTTCTCCATTTTGGATGAGAGAGTACTTATTATCTAACTTATGTTTTTTGACATAGTGGTTATACAATAAGGCACCACGTATATGTATAGGAGTTCCTTTTGCATATATTGTAGAATGTGCTTTGTATTTGTCAACATTAGATGCTGTGCGAGGGAATGCAATTTCTTCTGGTGGAAGTTTTTTAAACTTCTTCCTCGAATCTTCAATAAACCTTTGAACATCATCTTCAGTCGCATTCATCATAAGTTTGAGTGCATCCTTAATCATTGCTCTGCAAGGTGCTGGTGTAGAAGACTTAACTGCCTCAATACCCATCATCTTGAGTTTTGGTTCTTCATATCGAACACCCTCGCTATCCCATACGTTTAGAATATATCTTTTCTTGGCAGTCCAGATACCACGGTCAGCAATGTTCTCTCTCTTCATGATCATCTTCTGATCATATGCATTTACGTAGGATGCCAGTTTTTGGTAAGAACTTTCAATAAAAGGTTCAAATTCAGTTTCACACACCTTGTTAAGGAACCCAACAACGCCCTTATTAGTTTTCTTTCTGCCCTCGTATACACGGTCAACCAAAGGACCCAAATGCAAGTAAATACTATCAGTATCTGAAGCAATAACATAATCAACATCCTCCGTTTTCAAAATCTTGTTCATCTTCTGGTTCATCTTGTTCTCTATCCAACGGATAGATACTTGACCACTCAGGGTAATGGCTTCAGCGTTAGCCAATTTGTAATATCGAAAATACTGATTGCCAATAGCACCATAAGCACTGTTAAGCGATATCTTCTTTGCCATCTGGATGTTGTTACATCTTGCGATTTCTTTTTCAAGTGCCTTTGATGGTGCCTTTTCATAATCTTTCTTTGCTTGTATCATCTTCTTTTTGAAGACCACACGATCCCCATACATCTTATCCATCAACTCTGGAAGAAATCCTCTTACATCCTTTCTATACTGTGCCCCATTTGCACACACAGCATACTCACCATCAATTACCTCCTGCTCTTCGAGGAGTCTAGTAACTGTAACGGTTGGATGCCTTGCTTCACAGAGGGTTTCTGGCGAAATATTATACTGCATGATGAGATGAGGATAAAGAGAGTTAAGGTCAAAAGAGACCACCCAATCATAGCGTCCTGGTTTCGGTTCCTTGACATAAGCACCTGCGTATTTTTCTGATTTTGTTGATTTATTTTTTGGGGGAATGACAATATCCCTTTTCTTCAAGTAATTATAAATGATGTTGTCCCACATCCTTACTTGATAGAAAACATCATTGTAGTTCACTTTAGCATCATATGCCATAGTGAGAGCAAGTTCAATGAGTTTCATCTTGTCTTCCAAACGGTCAACAAGTTCAACGTCCACTATATTATATTCAATAAACTTCTGCCAACCTTTTGTGTAGAAATCCTTAAAGGTGTCAAACTCACTATGGTCTAACTTCTTTTGACCTAGTTCTACGCTGGCAATATAATCCAACCGATATGATTCTTGTGCCTTATAAGTAAACTTCTTATAAAGATCAAGATAATCTAATTGACAAACGCCACCAACATCAAATGTAGTATGAGTACGTCCCATGATATGAACTTCACCCTCACTACATAATCCCCAAGGTGACATCCTCTTCATCAACTTCTCACCATGCACTCTTCTCAAACGTTTGCATATGTAAGGTATATCATATAGTTGTATGTTCCATCCAGTGATTACATCTGGAACATCTTGCATCCAATAATTAATAAAATTACTTAATAATTCATATTCAGTGGGGCAATGATAATATGTTACATCCTTCCTATTATTCTTAAAGGGTTTAACTCCCCAAGTAACGATCTGCTTAGTAGTATAGTCTTGTATTGTGATTGCCAAAATCTCTTCGACGCACGATTCAACATCAGGGAACCCTTGCTCAGACGCAACCTCAATATCCAGAGTAACAAGTTTAATCTTGCTGATGTCAAACTTGATCTCATCTTCAGGATACTTCTCTGAGATATATTGATATATGTATCTGTCATTGCCATATATCTCAAAGTTCTCAACTCCGTCATATTTTTTATAGAACTCACGGCAATCTCGTACCGTACCTGGATTAATTTCTTCAACTGCTTGTCCATTTAATGTTTTATATTTAGTATTTTTTTTAGATTTGACAAATAGAGTCGGAAAGAACTCATCACGATGTTCATACCTTCTACCATTCTCAACTCCACGAACCAGAAACTGATTTCCGATTAGTTGAACGTTGGTGTAGAATTTCATTATTTAAGGAGATTTTGATATTTCTCAAGTAGGGTTGGTTTAGGTTCAACAAGTGTCAATATCTTATCAGAAGACATCATGAACTCGTTATCATTTGTAATAGAAACTAACCAAGGTGTTAGTGTGCCATCCTCATTTACAAGGAATGGTTCTACTAATTTACAATTAGGATCTCCTATATCAATAGGAGCGACTTCTATAAGTTGTGAAATTAATCTCTCACCATTTGATAAGATTAATAGTTTTACTATGTTTGTTGTCATTGATGTCATTTACCGTGTCCCACTAGTCTTCCCTCTTCAGGTTTGTCTTTCTTATAGTTAACAATATCCTCAACATACATTTCTGTCAACTTTGTTACTGGTTCAACAATGGTTATAACCCAGTCAGCAGTGACAGGAATTTTTTGATCTTTTGATAAAGGCATCCAAGGAAATAATGAAACCTGAAAACCAGATTGTTTCTTCGGACCTTCTTCCTTTTGAAGTTGAGGGTTTTGCATTTTTACAATGCAAGGTTTTTCAAGATAATATCCTATTACCCTTCGTTCTTCTTCCTCACCCACTACCATTTCAGTAACGTCAGCAATGACATCTTCACCTGATTTCAGTAGTATTAATTTAATAGCCATAACACATTCTTACCTCCGATTATTATAGCAATAAAAAAGCACCCTGTAAAGGGTGCTGATCCATCTCGAACTCAATTATATTTATAACCAATCTTTACGAGCATGATGTTCTGGGACAATTTTACCTACTGTAATTGTAAGTAATCCATCCTCAAATTTTACATCTCTAACTTCAGTATCGTCAGAAACGTGGAATGCTCTGCTAAAAGATCTTTGAGCAAGACCTTGATGTGCGTAATCAGCATCCTCTTTTTCTTCTTTATTACCTTCAACAACCAACTTACCATATTCTGTGTAAACTTTAACTTCTTTCTTCTTGAATCCAGCAAGAGCAATCTCTAGTTTAGATTCTACGTTGTTTACATGAACGATATTGTAAGGTGGATAATTAGATGCGGTTGTTCCTTCATCAAAGAAACGACGTAGGTATTCATCCATACCTAGACTATTTTTAGATATCTTATCTAATAAGTCTGGAAGATTTGCAGCGTGGTATCTTGCTAAGTTGTTCATGGTTCTCCTTTAAAAGCGAGTGTGAATTGTGTACCCTTACGGCGTACACTATTAATTATAACACCACTTTGTAAAAATAGGTTCGGTTACTACATCCAATACTCATCTAATTGTTCTAACACATTAGTAAGTATACGGGAAGCAGCACCTCTTTGACGGTTATCCCACTCAGGATACCATGCTTTACTGTCTACTCCATTTTTCATTCTAGTGACTTTAGCCACCATTTCCACTTTGTCTAAACGACCATTCATTCTTCCTGAGTTTTTCCTTTCTTACCTATATTATACTTTTGTTCTAGAATCCAGTCACCCTTATCCTTATATGCTAACACTTTGATTTGATTGAGTGGAGCAATATCTGAAACTGATTCTGGTTTTACCACAGATATGAGACCCCAATCAGCAAGAAGACGAGTAATACGATTCCTACGCTGAACATCGTTAACAGTAAGGTTAGCGTGTTTCCCATCAAGGGCAAATAATTCTTTGAAGTGAACTATAAAATATCTTCCCTGCTTATGAAGAATGTGGCAGGACTGATATAACTTCTTCTCTTTCCTAGATGCCACTCCAATTCTTGTGAGTGTTTCTCTTACCTTTAAAAAATCATCTGGTTCATTTAAAAGCACTTCTACCATTTGGTCTTGAGACCATTGTATAGTAGGTTCTGCTGTAGTAACAGTCATTGCGATCCTCCAGTTTCAAGTCGTTGTTTAATGTAATCGAGTTGTTGTTTTGATAAGATTTTCAGTGCTTGAGATGCTTTCTCATTACTATAACCATAGTATTGTTTTACACATTGGAGATCCGTGACTTTATCCTTGCGGAGCCAGGGAGAGAATCTCTTCTTTTTCCTCAAAGTATTTAGATAAAAAGAATATTGCATGTCTTTATCTAAAGATGGATATCTGTTCATCTCATTCGCAAACATAATGCAATCAAGATGTCCAGATAAACAACGATTGATAATGTATGGAGGATAATCTTTAATAAGAGAAGGATCTTCTTCAGTAATATTGTTCTTATTAAAGTTAATAGAATTTAACCAGTCTTTTAGTTCTGTCATAATACATGATAAGGATCAATTTCTTCACCCAGTTCATCTACATCTCTTTTCAAATTACTAAACCTATCATCAGCAGCAGCTAACTTCTGTTCTCCTTTAGTTGTGTAATGTAATATAACAGGATTAAAAAACTCTCTATGCTTCTCTTCAATATATCCCATAGTAACGTCCTGTATGCCAAACATTCCACCTGTAGATGAAAGACGACTTAATAAAATCCAAACCGCATACTGATCAACAATACGTGAGTTTGGAATAGGCATAAGTTGAGCACCATTTTTAAAGATGTTCATCAACTCTGTTAGTTCATCTAACTTATCAACAATTTTAATATGAATATTATTATTAAGCAAGATCACACCACAGCAATACTTATAAACTTCTTCTTTACCACCAAGAGCATAGATTGCTTTATCAACTTTACTTAATCTCTCTCTTATATCTTTACCACCACCAGTGTTGGGATCGTGTCTAAATCCAAATTCTTCTCTACCATATACATCATACCTTGAATAAGTATCAAAAATGTATTGCACATCATCATAAAAAAGTGTATCAGAATCCAAGTAAAGAATATTACAAAATTGATCTTTAAAATACTTTAGATTATACCACCTATGAATTGACCATGCACTAAGAATACTAAAATCAAATCCATCTTCAAATGGTAAAACATTTACGTTGTAATTAAGAGTGAAATAAGGGGGAATAAAAGCAGGATCGTTACAAAAAAGATAAACAGGTATTTCATTATTAAACTCTCTTAATGAACGGATACTATGATCAAGACGTTTTAATTCATGGTCATTTATATGATCATGTTTATTTTTCAAATACGAATAACAAATTACATTCACTACATTCTCTCCTCCATACTTTTATTTCTAATAACAATACAGTTATTAGAATGATCAGGAACAAATTCTAAAACATCATCATGACCCCACATCATTTCCTCATATAATGCATTGAGGCGATCCATGTCTTCCCACAAATCATTTACATGTTCATTGCTCATGAGACAAGACCTTCTTTCTTCAGTTTGTCATATTTATAGCACCCACCAAAAGATAACTTAATTTTTGGTTGTTTGTCATAATTAAATAGCAACAATTCTTTTCTTTGTTTTTGTTCTCTCATATACTCACCTACAGAACGCATGGTATAAGTTAGATCAAATTCACCAGCATTCCAATTTTTGAATCTATCTTTGACCAACTGATCAGAGTTATAACTGATGAGCATAGGTATATTACACTTATCACAATCTGCTGCAAATTTATCATGATCAAAACTTTTATGCATAGATCCACTCTTTCCATAAAGGTTATCCTTTATATCATATGGAGGATCTAAGTACATAAACATTCCATCATGGATCCTATTCTCCATCAAGTGCTCATAAGAATATTGATTAATATGCCAATGAGATATTATTTCAGAATAGCCAGGTAACTTTTCTATTCCTCTCATAGAAAAATTAGATATTGATGCTTGTTTTGAGAATGAAGAACTTTCAGTTAAACCACTGAATGAACATTTATTAACAATGTAAAATGCTGCTGCTCTTTCTATACAATCTAAACTTTTATCATTAATTCTATTCTTACACTCTATGAAAAGTTCTTTAGCAGATTCTGGATCTGGATGAGTTGATTTGTAATTAGATATCTTTTCTGTTAACTCATCACCAAAGGTTTGTAATTGAACCCAGAAATTAATCAATGGTTCATACAAATCATTAACAGTAATCTTAAGGTGAGGATACTTCTTACTCACATGTATTGCTACACTCCCACCACCCAAGAAGGGTTCACAGAATTCTGTGTAATCTCTCAGGTCAGGGAAGTATTGATCCATCTTTGTGCAAGCACGAGACTTGCCACCAGGATATCTTAAAGGAGTTTTATAAGATTTAGTAGAACCTTTCATTGCCATAATCTCTTCCAACTTCTATTTCAACAGCATCAAATATTCTAAGTAATGCTCCTGCATATGCTCTGTATCCTGCACCAACATATACTTGACCAGCAACCACAGAGAATGTAGCAATACCCCAGAATAGATAATAAAATCTAGATTTAACTTGATTTCTTACTTTTTCTTTTGTAATCATAATTAATCATCATGTTTATGTTTAAGTTTACCAGACATCTCATATGCTTCTTTGTTTCCACCGTGACCGTGTGCGATGCCTAGTTCATGCATTTTAGCATGTTCGTCAATAGGGTCTCTTAAATCCTTTTTACCAGATCCTAATGTAAGATATAGACCATAAGCGACTAGGGATAATACAAATAGAACCATGAATAAAATAAATCCTTGGTCTGGTGTTAGATGCAAATGAGGAATTAAAACATCAGGTTGTTTCTCCCATGTACCAGGTAGATTATATACTGATGGTTTTGATAGAAAAATCATTAGAAGTCCTTGATAGTAAATAAACTGTGTAATTCCAATCCTTCATCCATCATAGCATCTTTACCGCCTTCTTGTCTATCTACAATTGCAACTACACGCTCAACTATGTATCCTTGATCCCGAAGGACTTTGACTGCTTTGATAGAAGATCCACCTGTAGTGACAACATCTTCTAATACAGTTATCTTTGATCCCTTAACAGGTAAAGGACCTTCTATTTGAGATGCAGTTCCATACCCTTTAGGTTCTTTACGAATGATTAAAGCATTAACCATCCTACCATCTAGAGCAGATACTAATGAAACTCCACAAACTAATGGATCTGCACCAAGAGTAAGACCTGCTACCACATCTGTATCAACCTCCTTTAACATCAACAAACTGGTTAAGGTAAGACCTCTACCAGTTAATATGATAGGTTTGCAATTTACATAGTGTTCACTTTTTTTACCAGAGGAAAGTGTAAAATCTCCTTTACGATAACCTCTTTCTTTAATTAATTGTAGTAATTCTTCTTTCATTTTAGTAACCCCATAATACCAATGTAAGCAATGACTCCAGAACAAAGTCCACTAATGAATAGTATAATTCCTAACCATCCAAAACAATTCATTTAAATTGACACTCAACCATAATTTCAGTAAGACATGCAAGCATATTTATTTCCTGATCTGCAACAAAAGCTATTTGATACTGGTACTTCGCAATAATAAGAACGGCAGCAGGAATAGAGCTATTGACCAAGGATTCGTAAAGACTATCGTAAATGCGACGCAGTAGTACACTAGAATCATTATCCAAATTACTAACGACCCATTTACGAACTTCCGCAAAGTTCTTTTCTTTGAGGTTTTTAATGAGATCATTTACCTTTACATCACTGAAGTATGCAAGTATTCCACTATCTATCTTACCACCAACAGAGTATCTCTGACACTCATTTAATATTCTTCTCCAATCTGGAAAATGTTTATTGATTAATTCTGCTACAACTTTCTTATCTGATTCTACTCTTTCTTGTTCCAAGATTGAGTTAAGACGCTTGAAAAAGCATGTTGCGATTTCTTGTTTTTCTTTTCCTTTGATTGCGAAATCGATGACAGCACATCTGCTGTGGAGGGGTTCAATGATTTTGTTCTTGTAATTGCAGGTAAAAATGAATCTGCAGTTTCTGGAGAACTCCTCAATACTCGCTCTAAGAAGGAGTTGTACGTCGGAAGTGGTATTGTCTGCCTCGTCGATGATGATAACCTTGTGTCTCGACTCACTTGTGAGAGATACTGTAGACGCAAAATTCTTGGCACTATTCCGAACTGTATCAAGAAACCTTCCCTCATCCGATCCATTAACCACATAATAGTCTGCCCCCAATTGTTTACAGAGTGCTTTTGCTACTGTGGTCTTTCCAACGCCTGGTGGACCAGACAGTAACATATTTGGTATCTCACCTTTATTTAGAAATTCCTTAAAGGTTTTCTTGATACTATCAGGTAAAATACAATCTTCAATTGTTTGGGGTCTATACTTTTCAACCCAAATAAAATCACTCATTAGATCTCCACTCCTTTCTCATTATAACATAAGTGTCATTTTTAGCGACAACATCTCTCACCTTCTTGAAAATACCAGCAGATTGTGCATACTTACTTGTTGCGTGATCTGGTTCTTGTGGACGGACATTACCTTCACTATCATACTTCTTACCATCATTATGATTAGCATATCTTCTTGCTCTTGTAAATCCCATCTCAAGGAACTTGCGACACATATCCATACCTATAAAATCTTCTTGAACTTCATATTCAAGATACATGTCATGAATTTTATTAGACGATACTACTGCCTCGTTAGGAGTTTTGAATCTCCAATGAGCACATATATCGTTAGTATAAGGGCGAACCAATAACACTCCTTGTTCTCCCCTTCCAATGCGATAAAGTTTGCGATTTTCCTCAATTGAAAAATCAATGGTTTTGTAATCGAGATCATAATCAAATTCCTTCATGAGTTGTATCCTTTTTGGAGTTTCCAATCATTATACATTTCACCGTAT